TGTTAAATTTTTCGGTGTATAACAAGAAACTATTTCCCAATACTTCTTCAATATCTTTTCTGATTTTCAAATTAGAGTAATCATTCAATAATATTTTAATAGTGTTTCTGAATATCGCATAAAAATTGTTTTCCAGTTTAATTCGCTTTATGAAATCAATCCTCTTTTCGTCTACTTTTTTACTAGTGGTTATCTCAACGTCCGCATTAGTTATGGTTTGTTGTGTTCCGTTCTTCTGTGTTATAACATAGTTGTTATTACGTATACTGGGTAAATCAGGAAGATTGTTTTTGTTATGTATCATCTTTTCCACAATTGGTTCGGACAGTTGAATAAACTGATTGGTTTCGGTTATAATTCCAACCACCATGTCATCTTCAACCACTTTCAATATTGGCTTACAAGGTATGTGCGATGATGTACTCTTTATTTTTTTATTCTTGTTTGAAATCTTCGTTAAAAATCCCAAGGTCTTATAATAATCATTCCATAAAGATAGATCTGTCATAAATACATAGTCGTTGTTTATCTTACTATTATTAGATGAAGGATAACATGGAACAAACCCTGTAGCACCAGTACCGCTCGACGATGGCTCTTGTGCTACCAAACCTATCACCTTGTTGTTGAAATTCAACACAAACTTCTTGATATCATAGTTATAATACATTAATTTGTTGATCAAGTCGTGTAATAATAATGGTCGTTTTGCTTTATACACCTTAGGTAAACTGTCTTTAGGTTTACATATACTAGAATAGAATGGTTTAATCACTTCTGTAATCACATCTCTAATGCTTCGAGATAGTGTAGGGTCCAGTTCTTTAAACTCCTTGGTTATTGAAATCTTGTCGCCAGTTTTATAAACATAAATAGGTTCGTAATAATGACCCTCTTTCATAAGAATTATAGTGGGTTTTCTTGATTCATAGAATTGAGATGAATAGTGATTTGTCGGACAGACTAATTGTACGTTATTAGTTATGTCATCCGCAGGTATTTCAAATATAACCAGGTTCACACCATTAGGGAATAAATATTTGTTTGGATAACTTACAATATCCCATAAATATGTATGAGTTATCAACGCATCATCGTCACCTAAAAATCCTACAAAATTGTTGAATGCATTTATAACTTTGTTCAAATATTCGGCTTCTGCTTTTACGTCTAGATTTATTTTAGAGTATAATTTGGTGTTTTTGTATTTATCATAGTTTGGTGTTTCTGAACTGGAACCTGACACTTTATTATACCAGAAGTCGTTTACCAAATTACCATTCTGATATTTTATAAAATTGTCCAAATTCAAAGATTTAATAATAAGCTTGCGCATATCAGAAATTGATAATACCTTCATAGGTTTGATATTGCCGTCTCCGTCCTTATAATTTTTACCGAAAAATAGTGCGTCCGATATACATGCAATAAATGACTGTATGTTACTGGTTTCGACACCATGACGCAACAAACATGGGTGGTTGGGTTTGATATTAGTATTAGTATTGCTTATTTGGCAATCCAAGTTCACCTGACGCAGTATAAATTGTATTTCTGGCGGCAAATAACCCCAACGCCCTGGTCCTAGTGGAAACTTATCTGGTCCTTTAATGTACTCATCTTCTTTTGTTATGTTTCGAGGTTTATGTTTGTTTTTTTCCTTTTCCTTACCCTTTTCCTTTTCCTTTTGTTCTGCGCCTTCTTCCTCCTCCTCGTCGGAATCTGCTTTGTCTGCATCCGCATCTGCGTCGTCTACGTCAGCGTCTTCTTCATCACTTTCATTTTCGTCGTCTGAACCCATCTTTTTGTCACATACTTCTCTAGTATGTATTTTACCATCGGTATTATATTTATCAAAACAACATGGAACACAGTGTCCATCTGGATGTTTATCTAACTGGAAATTTGGATACCTCTTGTACTTATGACGGATATTATCCACATTAACAGTAATTTCTTCATTCGTTTTTTTGATTTTGACTATAAAATTGTTCTTATTTTCTTTACTATTTTCTACTACTACCGCATTTTCCCAGTTGTCGTTATGCAAAACTTCTACATCATCTGTTGGTTTTATAGTTTTAGTAGTAGCTTTGAGATTTTTGTCTGGGTAAAACTCGTAAATATAATAACCTGGCTTAACAGTTTTGTCTTTCTTATCTAATACCTTACCACATGTTGGATGCATTAACTCTTTTTTTCCATTCTTACCTACAACTTCTTTTAGCTCATCGGGGTTGATAATTGTGTTATTTTTTAGACACCAATAACGAGGACAAATATAATTAAATTGATTATTACGGTCAGAACCATATTTAACAACATCTTCGTGGCGCAAGAACCCTTCATGTTCCTTGTTTATTTTCTCTAACTGTTTGTCCGTTAGTATAACTGGCTGACGACGAGTATCTGAACTACATGTTCTGGAATATGAATTGTATTTTCCGCTATCTTCTTTTAACACTAATACAGGGTCATTTTTTTCGATTAAAGATTGAAAGTAGTAAGGTTTGCTTAATTTCATACCATCGATATTACGGACATTCATATTCTCGTTAGATGAATTTGAATCTACATCGACAGATACATTCTTCTCCTCGGTTTGTTCGTTGTTATCAGGTTCTACGTTCTCCTCAGTTTCTGTAGGTTCTTCTACATCACCGCCAGTTTGTTCGCTATCTTGTTTTTGACTACTACTTTTATCTTCCTCTTCATCTTCTTCTTCTTCTTCTTCTTCATCATCGTCATCGTCAAAAAAGAGGTCTAATGCACCTGCTGGTTTGTCAGCCACAACATTATCTAACCCTTTGTCTTGTTCATCTACACTACCCACATCGGACATGTATTCACTTTCATCGCTTAAATCATCATCATCCTCGTCCTCGTCCTCCTTGATTTCTTTATGCGACCTCTCAGAAACTGATACTATGTCATCATGTGCAACTACAATATCCTTAACATCGTTCTCCATGTCACATATTTTTTTTATCTTGTCTTCTGGAAATTCAGTATTTTTCTTTTTCTGTGTTAAACGAACCAACGTATCCAAATAGATTGGTATTGTTTCCATGTAATTAATATTATTAATACCTTCTACGTGTATCGTTAATAAACTATCCTGTGTATCTACAGTCAATAATGTTTTGAATCCCGGACTATCTCGGATTTTGGTTTCGGACTTGTGAGCAGTTCGTTCAACTTCGTATTCATTCGCCATTCTAATAATCAACTCTTCTGCTTCCGTTCGCGTAATTTGGTCCTTGAAATTTTCAAGTAAGGCGTCTACTATTTCATTACCTCGTAATCCTTGTTCACTCTTTTCAATAACAAACGCCTCTTGACTGGTTACTTTGTTGAAATTAGACACTCTTTTAAAACGTAACTGGATGTCCTTTAGTGATTTAATTTGTTCTATATTAAACACGCCAGTTATACACGATTTGATGCTTTCTATGTCGACATTATCTATTAGCTTTATTTTATTACTATACGTTAGTTGCAGTATCTCTATATTTTCATCGTAAAGGTCAGTAAAATCGCGAAAATTATAAATATGTTGCTCCAGTATAATCTTCAAATCTTTCAAAAATGAATTTATAATTGTACCTAACATTTCGGTTAATTTAGATAACGTAATAATATTGTCTAATTCCGCAGAAATTTTCATTATTCCATTTGCTAATAGTTCCATCATTACTACATCAGTTTTGTTGTTCTCGCTGTGTTCTGCGTAAATAGTTATCGACTTTTGCTTACTAGATTGCTTTACAAATTTGAATACTAATGATTTTTTAAGCGCAGGTATCTTTCGGCCATCCGTAGACAAATTATCTGTATATACGCGATAAATATTTTCTTGTTTAGACGATGAATTGTACTTTATGATTGGTTTATCTTTTGTCGCATGAATTAGCTTGAATATTATGTCCAACGGCATCTTGATATCATACTCTGGCTTCATGGCGAATTTTATATATTTAACACCATTTTTCGTGTAGTTCAATTCTTTTGACTTCATGTAGTATACATCATAAAACATATTGATAGATTCATCTAATTTGTACTCTGGTGAATTCGTGTAGCTAGTTTTGTCGTTTTTTGTTAGTTTTTCCTTGTTATCATTCAAATCATCGACCGTATTAATATTCTTGTTGTACAAAAAAGGGTAATATATTTGTAATATCGTATCACTTCCAATTACATTATCACTTTTGGTGTCGTAATATTTTAAGACATCGCTGGCTAATGTAACATAAATGTTATTGTCTACTATTTCACCTGTGTTTAACAACAGATTATTGTTCAGGGTGGATAACGCCCTTCTGATGTTCGCTTCAAAATAGTCGTCTTTGCTTGTTAATTTGTATGGGTTTGTAATAAAAGGATACACGTTGTTCTTTATTATGAACTTTTGTCCTAATGGTTTATTTATAATACATTTTTTGTTATTAATATCTAACTTGATGATGTCGTCATAGGTGTATATATTATCTTCTTTATGTTTGTCATTATCAACCTTATCTTGGTCATGTCCTTCCTTATCTTGGTCCTCTGGCATTTTTACACTAGTACCATCCTCGCACTTTACAATATTACTAAGAAATTGCGCGAAAATATCATGCGTAATTTCTCTTCGTTTATTCTGTGTCAAAGTCTCGTATATATTAACAGAACTAACCCTTTCCAACTTACTGCAAAACAAATACATCTCTTCTAAGTAAACATCGACACTAATAGCATTCATGATTTTATGTTTTATAGTGTTTATAGTGTCGTCAACCCGTATACTATCATCTACAAAAACTATATTTACATTATTTTCATTATTGTAAGCTAACTCCTCCTTTGTAAAAACCTTACTTTGCACGTCCTCCTTATCTTTATCGTCGACTGAACTACCATAAAATACATATATGTCCTTTATTTTATCATCTAAAAGATAGTTTGCCTTGTAAATTTTTTTATCTATATTTAATGATTTTTTATCTTTCGTATCTAACATATATATAATTCTACTATTATTTTAAATTTAATACTTACTTAATATTAAATATAAATATTTAATGATTATTGTATACCACCATGATTTGTTTTACAAACAAACCGAGTGTAATAACTACTAACTAATATTAATTAAACTAAATCATAATATGGATTGTCATTTATTGTCATTCCACAGTACTGAGTGGGTTTCTTTTTATAATTTACTGGTTCATATACACCACATTCTTTTGCGTTTTCCAACACAAATTTGAAATTTTGCCAGAATTCTTGTTTGTGACCTATCGAAACTGTCATTATATGAGATAATTCATGCAAAGCTACAAAAGTTAGTGTATTGATATCAATCAGCTTATCACCGTCTTTTGTCGTATTCAAACAAAATGCTATCTTTTCACCCTTATTCTCACTGTAAGCTGTTAATTCACTAGTTGGCAAGGTTTCGTTTATTTTTTTTGGATTAAATCCTTTTACCAGGCGCTTTGTTCTTTCGTCATCAGGATGTTTCTCTTTCATATATTTGACAATCTTCTTACACTTTTCGGTTACAGTTGCTAATAAATTAGCCGCTAATTCAAGCTTTTGTCTATCTCTTACACAATATTTGTTACCATCTTTTGACGCAATTATACATTTCAAATTATATGCATCGGATTCATAATATATTCTTAAACATAATAGTAAAACTACTGCTATGAGTATATAAAAAAATGTACTGTGCTTACTCATATATTTTACCAATATTAAATTTTTGACTCTTCTTTCTTGTACATGCTTATTATCACTAAAATAATGAATATAGAGGTAACGTTCTTTGCGAACAAATCTAAAATGTTATACATTACATTCTTCATATTATAACCCATGATGGCAGCTAACCCATAAATAGCCCAAACAATAACGAAATATATAAAACCATAATAGACCGCGCTTTTCATATTATTTACATCAAAATAATCATAAATAATCCAGAACATCAACACAAAAGGAACAAACCCAATTATGGTTGACATATATTTATTCATCACCTTGATTTCGTTCAGATACCCAGTTAACAACATAAACCAATTCAACAACAACACTGATAGAATGACAAATCCATCTTTTTTGAGTAATTCTTCCATATTGTCGATTTTATTTTTTTCATCTTTTAATCTTATATATGCAATCAAGACAAACAACATTAACGGGGTACTTATTGCCCAATCATAATAACGATACGCTGTAATGTTTGATATTTTACTAAAACTATTTATCATCCAATAATAAAAGATACCTTCAATTGTGTTAACGGCAATTTCTATTTTTAATAACTGGAACACGTATAACAACGCAGGGGTATACATGAAGAAAAACACATACATGGTCGCTATGTAGGTTATTATCTGTAAAAAGAACGATATCTGAGCAGTAGATTTAATTATATTCATTTATTTATAACTAGGCATTTTATCATCTAGTTTAATCAATTATTATATCAGTTTGTGTTTGTATATTGATATAATAATTAAATTATTGTGTATTTGTTATGGATATGGGTTGGATGAATTATGAAACATTTATTGGTTACCTGTACCAATCTCTAGAGGAGGTCTCATGAAATCGGGTTCCATAGTAGTTTGGTTCCATGGTCCAACGTTCATTTGAGGATTTGGTGGTTCAGAACGTACTTGTAAGTTTGCATTTCTTAAACTTTGACCGATGGTATCAATACCAATATGGTATCCTGCCTTCAATAAGTTAATGTTTGATAGGTCTCCCTTTCCACTTGGGTTCAACTGTGCCCACTGGTCATTACTGTCTTTTGGCAACAAATCGGCAGGGTTTTGGTTATTGGGTTGACTACATGATGAAGGGATACCTGGCATACTAGTTTTTGCACCGTTTGCAGCTGCGAATACCTCATTTTGTCCTAAAGGTTGCGATGGTTTAACCGATGCATTAGCCTGTGCGTTGGTATTTGCTCTTTGTGTTCCTTTATATTGACCTGGCATAGTTTGGTTATTTTCACTACCAGCGGAACCTTTGTTAGTCAAATAATTAGCAAACATACTTACACCAGCGGCTATGAGTAAGAGAATTATGATAGCACCAATTCCATAATCTTTCGATAACTTCTTAAAAGAAACTTTGCTCATTATATAAAATTAATGATAAAAAAAATTTAGTAATACATATTAATTGTTTTAATCAATCATGTGTTTTAAACAATTATCCTAAACAATTGATTCATTTAAAAATAATATTTATCAGATAGATAGTTATTATTACAAAAAATACATGAGTTGGACAAAAATATATAAAACGAAATATATAAAACGAAATATATAAAACGAAATATACAAACTATAATAATTATAGCACAGCTACTTCACTATCCGATACATTATCAATTTCGTTGTCTATATCACTATCGGTGTCTTCCATTTCTGTCATATCTACCATAAATGTTTTCTTGATATTTTTTGCTTCTAAATAAGCAACGATGGCATTTTTCTTTGCGATTTTTGCCTTTTCTCTTGCCTCCTTATACAAATCTAAATATATACTACTAGGGTCTTTCAGTTTTAACGGTCCATCCTTTTTACTGGCAGCTTCATAACTAGTAATTTTCATATTATCAGTAATGTCTTCTAAATCTTTGGATGCATTATTATCACCCGAGTATTGAGTAGTTGTATTCACTTTAATATTTGTGGTGTTACTATTACTAAATTTACCATCCTTATTGTTGTTGGATGAAGTTGAATGATGAACTCCTTCATCTTCATCATCATCATTATCATTATCATTATCATTATCATTATCATTATCATTATCATTATCATTATCATTATCATGTTTATCATCCTGAACAACCCTCAACTTACTATCATCCAACGACAACTCTTTTATACCATTGACATCGTCTATATTATCTACACTATCTACATTATCTACATCGTCTACGTCATCTATTGAATCTGATTTGATATCATTAATACTGTTCACTAATTCAGTTTCGGTTGATACCTCTGTATTGTCACTAGATGAAGTGGGATTATCATCTAATTCTTTTACATCCATACTGATTTCATTATTATTACTGCTACTGTTAGTTATATCAAAATCTTCGGTTTTCACGTCCTTAATCTCATTATTAATTAGCCCTTCAGGTTTTAATTGTTTATCATCAGTTACTTCTAAATCAACCAATTCAGGCAACTCATAATCGTTAAGTTTTGCATCTCTTGCTGATTCTGCGGATTCTGCGGATGCTGCGGATGCTGCTACTCCTTCGGTTTTCTTAATACTGGAAGCTTCCTTATTTTCTGTCTTAACAACCTCCTTTTTCTTGGTTCTTATTAAACAATTCTCAAATAAAGGGTCCTTTTCCACAACCATAATCTGTTTCAAATCAATATCCAGCTGGAAACTTCGCGTTGTGAACTTTATTCCTTTTATCTCTAAAATTGAAACAAATTCCGTGTCTTGGTTGATGGAATCTTCACCAAGTAATACTTCATTTTCGTTATATATCTTTATATAAGGGTTACCACTCTGGTCACTTTTTATATTCGTTTTCAATAAATAAAATTTACCTGATTTGTACACTTTAAATACTGAATTAAAAGCATTATCTATATCATCTTGCGACAGCGTGCCTTCAAACCATTCCGCGTTTTTAGCAAGAATTAATTCTTGACATCTTTCTTCTAACTTTTCAAACCAATCTATAGTTTCCTCTGAACTACGGTCAAACATTAGGTCAGAGTAAATTTTTTTACCACTCTTTACTATTCCCTGCTTTGATTTGCTTTTTTGGGTTTCTAAATAAACTGAATTATTATCGCACAATAATTTAGTAAAATATGCGCCACCATTTAGCGCTGATGGATATGCTAAAGAAATTTTACTAAAATCAAAAGCTACACCAGGTCTTATTATATTTTCCATGTTAAACATTTCAAAGAAAATAATTATGCGAACGACACGCAATAATATTTGTGATATAACGTAATTATCAGAATAATCGTTTTGTCGTCAGGTGTGTTAACAAAATAACAAAATAACAAAATAACAAAATAATAAAATAATAAAATAACCAAATAATGTGTTTTATTCGTTATTATTTATTATTTGTCATATAATAATGACGTTAAAATTAGTCGATCAGTGTTTGGACGTTTTAAAAAGAGAAGATATGAAACAACACCTAAAAGGTATATCACAACCTATAATGGAATTTATATTATATGAAATAAATCCTTATATTTATATCACCGTTGTATTTCTTATTATTATATTTTTTATGATTTTAGCAATTCTAATTATTTTATTATTAATAATTCGTAAAAACCAAATCAACCTTTTTTCAAATAAATTATAAATATTACCATTATTTTTAAAGATATATATATATATATATATAATGGCTAGCAAGTATGTAATGTCTCTATATGGTGGGGTAGAACAACAATTTGATAATGTATTCAAATCTAACAAACAAAACCAATACACGGGTAACCGTCTTATGCCTTTGGATCAAATGCGAGGAGGTAAAAGAAACAAAACAAGAGCTATGAAGAAGAAGCACAACAAAACCAAAAACAGTCGCCGTAGAAGGAAAAGTAAGGCGAGTAAGAAGAACGCTAGGAGTAAAAAAGGTGGCTACTGGGGGGAAGTGGTAAAACAAGCTGTTGTTCCTCTTGCTTTATTGAGTATGCAACAAACATACAGAAAAAAAGGCAAAAAGACACAAAAGAACAAGACAAGAAGAAGACATTAGGTATATGTGCGTGAGTGGAAGAGTGTGTCTAGAGATTAATACGTATTAGTAAATATAAATATGTATTAATGAATAGTGATGAATAGTGATGAATATTTATGAATAGTGATGAATATTTATGAATAGTGATGAATATTTATGAATGGTGATAATTTTATCGTAATTGTACAGAATTTATAATTTAATATATTATATAATATATACATTTTTATATATAATGAAAGTAATAACATTTGGAACATTCGACTTGTTTCATATTGGCCATTTGAATATGCTAAATAGATGCAAAGCACGTGGAGATGAGCTTATTGTTGGCGTTTCGAGCGATAAACTAAACTATGCAAAAAAACAAAGATATCCATTATACAACGAAGAAGACAGAATGGAAATCGTGAAAAATATTAAATCAGTAGACCGCGTATTTTTAGAAGAAAGTTTAGAACTAAAGTCTGAATATATAAAAAAATTTAATGCTGATATATTTATTATTGGAAATGACTGGGAAGGTAAATTTGATGAACTAAACACTATATGCAAGGTAATTTATCTACCAAGAACTGAAAACATATCTACCACCGATATTATAATTACCATAAAAGATTTGTTATAAAAATAATATTCCAATAATGTAATATAATTTGGTCGTATAATGAAAGTTATATTATTTGTAAACATACGTGATGAAACCAACATATGTGAATGGGTTTGTCATCATCTCCTGATTGGTTTTGATGGCATTATAATTTTTGACCATAAATCAAAACAACCTATTAAGGCGAAAGTAGAGTCTATCAGTAGAAAAGTAAGGGTATTTAATGCATGTCGCATTAATAATGATCTGAAAATGACGTTGATGAAATATGCTGTCACACTCGCTAAACAAATGAAGTTTGATTGGATGATATATATCGACGCAGATGAGTTTATTGTATTGAATAAACATAATGATATCAAGTCATTACTTCGAGAGTTTAATAATTGCGACTCTGTAGCTTTGAATTGGTTGATGTTTGGGACTAATCATTTAGTTAAAGATAATGATGAGCAACTAATCTTAGAAAATTATACAAGGTGTCATTCTACACTTGATAAGCATGTAAAAACTTTTGTCAGACCTAACGCTGTCAAACACTGCAATAACCCTCATTTCTATGTAATTAATGATAAGAGTAAATATTACAGCGTTAATAGACAGCGTGTATTATCGCCCTATTTTTGGCATACACCAGTAAACACAAACTACTCCAACACGCCCGCATATGTTGCCCATTATGTACATCAGTCAGAAGAAACATACCGAAAACGAAAAGGGTTACCAAGGGATGATGACAATACTACAAGGACGTTAATGTCTTCTAGTGGATTACACTCGCTTTATAATGACGTTGTTAACACCTTCCCAAGAGATAAATACGCAGAAAATGTAAAAACTAAATTAGCATCATTTAAGTCCGTAGATAAATAATAGATTAATAGATTAATAGATTAATAAATTAGTTAAATAAATTAGTTAAATACAATTATTTAGATAATTTATAATAAATGGAGATTTTTCAAAGTAATATACAAAGATGGGTATCTCTCGATAATGACATTAAAACCCTGAACAATCGTATAAAAATATTGCGAGATGACAAAAATAGATTACATAGTAATATAGTTCGGTTTGCTGAAGTACAAAATCTAAATAACGCCCAGATTGAAATTAGTGATGGTAAGTTAGCATTCACTAATGTTAAGGTTCAACAACCTCTTACCTACAAATATTTAGAAGAAAAGCTCCCTGAAATTATAAAGGATAAAGACCAGGTAAAATACATAATAAGCTACTTGAAACAAAATAGAGATGTAAAAGAGAATAAGGAAATAAAGAGATATTACAATAATTAATTATATGATTTTAATATATGAGTTATATGAATGCTACTGACCTTATTTTTAATAGTAATAAAGAAATAAACAGCGGTGGTTTTAGTGTGGAATCTATCTTAATGAAATCGATAGAATCACCTTTTGTTACCATTAATAATAATTCATCTTTTTCTGGTGGTAATACTAATAATAATGCTAACCAGGTTAGCGACATTTTTAATAGTTTAGTTGTACCAAACTGGGCATTATACAACCCAAATAATTTACAAAAAATAAATATAAATACTGGCGATAAAGATAAGAATGTGTATGCAAATGAAGATGACGATAAGAGTGATAATGACTGTATACAAGACACATTATATGACAAATTATTCAACCTAGCTAATGCTAAAATTAATGACCATGAAGATAAAGTTGGGAATTCTAAAACTGATATCAGTAAAAAAAGCAACAAAGGTAACAAAGGCAACAAAACCAAAAAGATACCTACATCACCGAATAAAAGTCCAAAAAGAAAAACAAAAAAACGTAACAAAAAAGGCGATAATGGCAATAATAACATCGATGTTGATGCAAAATAATCAAACATAAATAGTCACATATATGACCTTTTATGTTTTTACGTAGATAATATATATAATATACATAATAGACCTATCTAGACATTTATAATAACGATTCGTTCCATGAATTATGGTTAAAAGGTGATACCAAAACTTGCTGAATATTGTTTCTCCAGTGATCTACCCTCTGTTGAAAAATCATGTCTTCTCTATTAGTTGGTAATGGAGATGCATTATCCATAAGATTACTTTCTTCTGGAGTAATATCTGGTTTATGTCCGTAACAATTTGCTCCAAACTTTACCATCGGGTTGGCTATAAATCCACCATTAACCCCTGGGCGACCACAATCGTTCTCATGACCTTCGACGTCTTGTAACGTATCATATGTTTTTTGTTGTGTTGGGAATAACGCCAACTGGTCTTTACTCCATCCATAATTACACCACTCACCGCCTTTTTGATAAGCTTCTTCTACTTGTTTATAATTTGCTAAATCACCACCATATGCTTTACACAACGCTGATGCATCTTTGTATGTGTAATTATTACCAGGAATGTTGAAGACCTGTTTTATAAATGACTCTGGTACAGGAGGAGGTTCATCTGTCTGCTTGTCAATATTAATATCTAAATCTTTTTCTAGTTGTGAAGGGTCGAAAAAACCATACATGTATGTAGTAATGTTTATGTTAAAGAAATACTTTAACACAGCAATAATTATAGCCATGACTAGTAATATTATCACAAATATAGATGCAGCATTACTACCACCTTCCTCACCATTTTTTCCTAAAGAAAAATATACTATCAATATCAGAATAATTACTACAAAAAATGTAGGAGTTATCGCATGACTATTTACATAATTTACCATCTATATAATATGAACAGTAAAAAGTTATAATGATGATAATATTTACAGAATTTACAACATAATATTCGAACCATTTGTTCCCAAAACAACACATCACAGCACAAGACAAGACAACATTACCATTCTATTCGCCGTCTACCATCCCACAATCACGCTTTCTATAAAATAAACAATATGCCTTTGGCGATATAATCGACGAAATCTTGGGTACTTCTGCAACCGATGTGTCATTAAATAAATACCATTTTCCATTCGCATTTTTTACATAACTAGTGTAATGACCACCTAGCACGCCACCCGAATGATTGCATACACCATATAAATCATAAACGTAACTATTGTTTTTGTATCCTTCGGCGTATTTTGCTAAATTCAACTCTTCTAAAGGAAAATCAATACGGTTTTGTTTCTTACGGTTCATGTTATTATATCTTTTTAGATTAATCACTAATATTGTAGGAAAGGACCAAAAAAATACTCTCTTCTTTGCGTCATATTTTGATTTCGTCTTTTCATTATATAAACCATTATCACCTACCATGTTTTCTTCCATTACGTATAAATCAAAACAATCATAAAGCGTAATCGTCTTTTGCTCGAATGGAATAGGCAGATTCAAAACGAAAAATGGCTCGGGAATAACGCTTACTACTTTCTTTGTATTCAGGTCGGATAATTCGGTAACTTGGATTGCATAAAACAAGTTCCATATTTCGGAATAATCTTTTGTGTAACGCTGTTTAATAATATCGTAACATTTTGTCGCTAGCTTATCTTTTTCACAAATTACCTTTCCGTTAATATTAATATCTACCTCGCGAGAGAGCGCATCATGGAAACTATCCACAATAAATAATAAAAACTCCTCGATGTCATTCTGCGAATAGTCGATGAAATTGTCAAAATTCTTTGCCTTTGCTACGCTGTGTATTGTGCCTATGAATTTATTAGGAGATATAATAGCATTTTTATCCCATAATAATTTGCGAAGATTATTCCACTCTGTCAATAATAATACGTCATTACTTTGTTTTAATTTTATTTGATGAACATATTTTTCGGAATCCAAAAAATCGTTCATTTCGTAGGTATGGGACAAAATGGCCAAGCAGGAATTGATAAAACAAGTATTTCCAAGATTTGCTAGACCACTCAAACCCTTATCGGCATATTTTTTTACTATCAAATGATTATTCATTTAATATAATTTAGCGAATTATATTTAAACATATTTTAGACATAATATAATATTATATTTCTTTATATGAACACTAATGAATGCTTATACAATATATACAAAGAAAACTCTATATTATTGCGACACATGAACAATTTATCTATGGATAATACATACGACATACTTTCTAGGTCCGAAATTATAACACGTGTTGATAGGATAATGAATGACAATACCAGAATAATTACGCATATTATTAATAACAATACTGTCAATACTGCTAATACTGAGAATATTGAGAATGATGGGTTATCTGGAACGTCTGGGTTATCTGGAACGTCTGGGTTATCTGGAACGAATAGTAATATATTCACACCCACAAATAATCGTTATGCACGTGATAACACACGAGATGGGATCAATACATTCACCACTAACCGTATATCCAGTAGACGTCAACAACGACGCAATATGCTAAGAGATAACGACCGTATCAGGTCATATATCAATACTACGAGAGATACTACAGGTGATGCCTTGAGAGATAGCTTGAGAAATAATTTTAGAGATAGTGTGACCACATTACCTTTACCTTTAATACCTAGGTTACGCGTTCCGACGCCTAGCGATAATTTAACTCAGTATTTTACTAATCGTTTATTTGACACATATGTTAGAGACCAGTTATTTGGTAATAGTAATGGTAATAACATTAGTATTAATAATGATATATTGGCTACTTTATTTGAACCAATTGCCCTCAACCCTACTCCAGAGCAAATCGAAAGTGCTACTAGGCGTATACGTTTTGGCGATATCGAGTCACCAATAAATGATACTTGTCCTATATCGCATGAAGCGTTCACCGAGGATATGATGGTAAGACAAATACGAAATTGCTCGCATATTTTTACGGATGAAAATATTATGACATGGTTTCAGAGCAATAGCCGTTGTCCTATTTGTAGGTTTAATATACAAGAACATACTAACGATAATAGTAATAGAAATAATAGCGGTGAAGGTGGACGTGGTCGTGGTGGTGATGACGTGAGTAGTAGTAGCAGTGGGGGGGGAAGTGGGAGCCGCGGTAATATTGTTAATCCTGATTATGGTGACGATGATGATAACGATACTGATGATGCTGATGATGTTGATGTTGATGCTGATGATGTTGATGCTGATGATGATGATGGCGCGATTAATAATGCGATTAATAATGCGATTAATAATGTGAATAATAATGCGAATAATAATGCGAATAATAATGAAAATAATAATGTGAATAGTAATATAAATGATGCTCGAAATGATGTTCGTAATGATGGTAGTATTCCAAACAATAATAATTACAACAGAGAGATAGCCGAGTTATTACTAAGAAGTATTACTAGGGAAAATAACATGAATTATGAAAATAGTAATACTACCACACATGTTGACCCATCTAACAATATTGTAACTACTTTTTATTTGAGATATTAATATTTGTTTTGATATATTGGTTTAATTTGTTGATTTAATTTGTTGGTTAAATTTAGAATAAATAATAATTTGTTGGTTAAATTTAGACAAAATAATATTAAATAATGTTTTATTAATATATAATGAGTGATAAACCAAATTGGCCAGAAGGGTATTTTTCAGCTGAATGGTTGAAACAACTATATAGTAATATAAAGAATAATGCCCTACGTAACATAACTATTATACAAAAGGATGGTGTGGTTACACCAATTGGTGATGAAATAATTAAAGATGCAGCTTTTATTAATTATTTATACAGTAGAATATATACATTTGAGGTAAATTTAAAAACTCTAGTTGGTTTTGCTAAAGATAAATGTCTAAAACAATATCCTAAAGAACAGGCAAAGTGCGATCAGGTAGCAGACCTGATTATTGATAAGGTACGTGATCCCAAAGAATCTCTAAACGGACGAAAACAAGTTAGCTGCCTATTTTATAAAGATAATACTGGTATTGCAGGCACCCCGCCATATAAAAAACCTGGTTTTATAGGGTCTAAAAGACTAAAGGATAATGCCGACCCATCAGATATGAATGGCGATCCAAATTGGTTAGACGGGTATTTTTCAGTTGCATATTTACAAAAACTATATGATGGATTGTTGACACAATCAGACCCTGAGAACGATACCAATAAAAAGATTATCGACCCATCACTCAAATACGGCGACGTCGACATAAATTTTGGATTGGACGAAGATAATGATAAGACCCTTACAGAATTAAGTGTTCTACAGAATTTACGTGATGGAATAAACAAGGTAAATAATTGTACTGTTCATGACGTAATCGAAATGGTAAATAAAGATGATCCATGTAGAAAATATTCTGAAATGAAACAATATGATAAGAAGGATAAATGTACGAAAGTACCAAACGAACTGCTCAATCTAAAAAATGGATACATAGAACCTCTTATGGGCGACGTCGATAAAATAACCGCTGAAAATTTTCCTGAACTACCAGGATATAACACTACAAATCCAACTCCAGCAAAAAAAAAGTGGTTTGGAGGTAAACGTAAACAAAGACGTAATAAAACAAACAAGCTTAGAACCCGTACCAACAACAAAAGAACCAAACATAGCAGAAAAGTAAAACGTACCACCAACAAGAACAAAAGAGCAAAGCACAGCAGGAAAGCTAAGAAAGCCAGAAAAAGCAGAAATGCGCGTAAAACAAGAAAGCATTAATGAATCGATTGAGAATCGATGAGGAAACGATGATGGTGAACCGACTGCATGTGACCTGATAGTGACAGTAGTCATCAACTATTTGGTAATATTTTACTCCCTAGGTAAAATATTGTAGTATAATTATTTTATTTTTTTCTTTAGCATATAAAATGATGAATAAACTCTGCTTATTGGTATCATTAACATTATCATTAACATTCTCATTCACATCACATAAGTATTGTTTAGCTACATCATTTTATAACTGTTCCACACCTATTACTAATGAAGACCGTCGCGCCAACAAATCAAAGTGGACCATTACACAATTCAACGTAGAATGGCTATTTACCGACCCATACAAAGATTGTCCTGGCGACGGTTGCTCATGGAATACGACGGAGCAGGAATACATACATTTACATTCTGTAGCCGAGGTCATTCAAAAATTAGACGCCGACACCATTCACATGTGCGAAGTGCAAAGTTGTACCCAATTACGGCAGCTGATCGATATTCTTCCAAATAGCGGCTATAGGGCGTACTTAAAAAAAGGTACCGACACCTATACTGGTCAAAATGTGGGATTGCTTACGCGCGTCGACCCGATTGCCCCTCTAGAAAGAACCGAGGACAAGTACGAATACCCAATACCTGGAAACAAGTGCAATTATGATGATGCGTCTGGGCAAACTGGTGTCTCTAAACATCTGATTGCCGATTTTGACATTAATAATCAGACCATAACCCTTATTGGCGCTCACTTGTTGTCTAATCCTAACGACCCAACTGCATGTGTGAAACGCGAAGCACAGTCGCAAATACTGCAAAATATTGTTGCTAATGTGACCTACAATAATGGTGCCAAACAACGAGATAATAATATTATTTTATTGGGCGACTTTAACGACTTTGACCGTGAAATAGAGGATATTAATAATAATCAACCGAATTCGAGGGTTCTTGATATCCTCAAGGGTAATGATGGTGACCATTCGGGCGAGTATAGGTTGTATTCTGTGGGAAATAAGACAAAGCAATCGAATAGATATACCAACTGGTATGACCCAAATAATGATTGTATCGTAGAAACGTCGGAGTACTCGGCGATTGATCACATATTATTGACTGACAAATTGTATGGTAAGATTGATGATGTGTACTATTATCACGGCTACGAAGAAGGATGTGACATAACTAATAGTGACCATTATCCTATATACATAAGTATGACCCTTTGATTAACGTAATATTTGATTAACGTAAATAATATACGATGATAAAAGTATATCATTTATGACTGCGTTATATGACTGCGTTATATCATTTATGCGGAGCAGCAAGTATATGTTTTTCCTGCTACAGGGTTACCTGCGCATCCACCCGTTTGGTAACTACAAACACCATCAGTAAAATAATAGTTATTCGTTCCTAATTTATTGGCGCAATAATTGCACATCCAGGCACATCCAGTTCCACTTCCGACGGAAAAAGAAACACAGTTACCGTTTGATTGGGAGTATAATACTTTTTTAGAGTCGGCTAGGGTTGCGAAGACAAACAACATTTTGTAGAAAAGGTTCTTCATTTATACTAAATATAACTAAAATAAATAAATTTGGCGTTTTAGTTATATTTTTACGATTTATGATTTAGAATTTATAATTTAACGCAATTTATTAATTTATTATAAATATACATGATATATACGGAGGATGCGAAGAAATAAAACAATTAAAAGAAATCAAATAAATAAAAGAAATAAAACAAAAAAAACAAAAATTAATAGAACATTTTCTAGAAAATTAAGAAAATACTCAAACCCTGAACAAGCGCAACGAATGGCTACAAAATATCTAGGTAACCCCGCCAAAATTTACCCTTCTACCAAAAAGGAAAAAAATATATGGCTTGGGACCCAAAAAATAAAAAATGGGTTCATTTTGGTCAGTTAGGATATGAAGATTACACGAAACACAAGGATAAAATGAGAAGAAAGAACTATCTTACCAGGTCGCGTAGAATAAAAGGAGATTGGCAATCTAACAAGTATTCGCCTAATAATTTGAGTATTCACATATTGTGGTAATTTTTCCATTTATAAATTTAGTTTATATTCAGACCTTCAACAGAAAAGTGTAAACATTAGGCATTAGGCATTAGGCATCAGGCATCAATAAGTATATAATCATCATATGTAGATAATGATGATGAATCATTTTTTTTGTTCATAATAGCTCTTCCTATATCTTGTGCCACTTCTATATTTATATGAGTACTATACGCTTTGCTGGCATCGGTTAATATACTAGTTACACTATTTGTATCATTATCATGTTCGTTTGTTATTCCATCTTCTTCTATTATATTTATATTATTCGTCTTGTTTGTATTGTCTGTGTTGGTTGTGTTGTTCTCACCAAATAGGTGTTCTCTCTCCATGAAAACATGAGACAAATTTCCGCACACTATACTCTCCTTAATAGCGTTCATATTTTCTTCTACTATATTTTTAATATCCCAGAATAGTAGACTATCCATACGCTTTTGTATGTAAAACCCAAGTTCATACAACGATTCATTAATATAACCAACAGCGTGCTCAAAATTCACGTATATTTGATAATAATCTTCATAATACCATACAGTTTCGTTAACATATTTTCCAAAAAACGTAAAATTAATTAGTGATAAAGTGAACAATTTGGTTATATAATTATAAAATAGTGGGTTGTATAAATAAAGTATACCAATACAAGTAAAGAATGTTAACTGGTTTGGTCTAGTAATGTAAGTTAATAATACAAACGGAACTATATAATTTAACAGATATCTGTTGTTCTCCATAATTACAATCCCTCGAGATTCTTTTATAATAAAAGTTTTCAGTACCGAATGGAAAAATAATATATACAGACATTTGGCGAATTCATATATATCTACAAAAACGCCTCTTTTTACAAAAAAATGGTCCATAATAGTATACGATATAGGCGACACTACTAGCGCGTTGTACTTTATTTTGTGGACTTTATCCAAAATTTTGTATTTTTCGTTTGAGTTAGAGTTGATGGTTGTAATATAATTTAAAAAATCGGTGTATGTTGGTTTGAAATTGTAATCTACAAAAAACATTATGTCAATAATCATTACATTAATACTGAGTAGCAATCCGTGTATAAGTGAATTAAAAAAATTATTCATATTTTATATTAGTATATTATTATACTTTATATTTTTATATATTTTTATTTTTATATTTTGTCTAATGGATTATGATACATATCATATCATATCATATTCTATGGATTTGTATATGACTAAATATTTATACCATATATAACACATAAAAACAAACTAATATCAAATAATATATAGCAAACACGTTTAAAGACAACGTATTATATTACTTATAATGATGACTACTAGAAGTTCAGAAGAATATAAAAGAAACGGCAAAAGATGGACTACCAACGAACTGTTGAAATTACAGCGCGAGTATGAATTACTTGGATTATCTGTAGAACAAATTGCAAAGAATCATAAAAGGTCAGTATGTAGTATTATCTATAAATTACAAGGCGAGGGGTTTTTGTTATCTGAGGATGAATCGCCAGTCAGTCATTACTTTACCAGGAGCTCAACTCATTAACATTTTAAATCTTCTAGTGTGCAAAGTAATAAATGCAACAAAAAAGTAAAACTAATAAAAAGTAAAAAAAATGATATAGATTTATGTATAATACATAGTTTATAACTATATATTATGCCGTATTATGGAGTAAGAGATGGTAGAGAGGTAGGTATATTTACAACATGGAATGAATGTAATGCTTCCGTAAAAGGATACACAAATGCTAAATATAAAAAATTCGCGACTCGAAATGAAGCCGAAGAATTTGTAACAGGTAAGTCGCAGAATGAAATACTTATTTCTAGCAAAGTTACTGCTGATCATATTAGTACTAATAACCGTAGTAATAATAGCACTAACAACAGTAACAGCAGCGTTAACAATAGCACTAACAACAGCACTAATCAGGATAATGATATAAACTATGACTATTGTGTTTATACGGATGGCGCCTGTTCAAATAATGGTAAATTATACGCAAAAGCAGGAATAGGAATATTCTTTGGACATCATGATAAACGTAACGTTAGTGAGAGAGTTGATGGAAAACAGACAAATAATACTGCGGAATTGACGGCGATAATTAAAACTTATCCAATAATTGAAAATGATATTATGAATAATAAGAAAATCGTCATTTTTACGGATTCAATCTATGCGATTAGATGTGCTACAACCTATGGTGAGAAATGCAAGAAACAAAACTGGGAGGTTAAAATACCCAATCAAGAGCTAGTCAAAATAATTTATGAATTATACAGTAATAAACCAAATGTTGAATTAAGGTATATAAAAGCTCATACAAATAAAGACGATATTCATTCTTTAGGAAATGATATGGCAGACAAATTGGCTAATGTTGCAATAGGTCATTTGACATGTCCTTACCGTAAATAGTAATAATGTTAAAACTTAAATTAATTAGTTTTTTATGTAATTCAATCTAATTCAAGTTATTTTTACATCACTTAACCATCTTGGTATTTTTATTAATAGTCCATATAAATAGTTTAATTATATTTTAATAGTTTTATCTGCATATGGTAAAATTTCTTCATCATGACTAATGATTATTACCGTTTTTCCTTTTGTTTCATTAACTATTAATTTAACAATTTTTATTCTAGTTTTTTTATCTAAACTTGTTAAAGGTTCGTCAAAAATAATTATATTTTTATTTGGTTTTAAAACTCCTCTTAATACCATTATTATTTTCTGCATACCTAATGATAAATTAGAACCGTTAACACCACAATCAGAATTAAGTCCATTTCCTAAGGTGTTAAAATATTCTAATAAATCATATTTTTTCATCAAATTAATAATATAAGAATCAGATCTATTGTTGCCATATTTTAAATTTGAAATTACTGAATAATTAAATAAAATTGTTCTTTGATTAACATAATATATTTGCTCCCTTATATCTTCTTGACAAATATCATTAATATCATTATTATCTACATAAATTGTTCCATTATTTATAGTATGCATTTTAATTATTAACTGCATTATTGTACTCTTACCACTTCCTGATCTTCCCATTAAAACATTTATTTTTTGAGGTAAAAACTCAATACTCAAATCTTTTAATATATAATCTTTATTATTATAACTAAAATATACATTTTCAAATTTAATTGAATAAAAACCATTAATATTTTTACAATTATTATTATATTTTAAATTGCGCAACTGATTATCTATTCTAGTTATCTTTGAATAATTATGTCCACCAAAATATACTGTTTCATTAAGAAAACTATCTAACAAAGAAATATATATAATTAATATAAATAGTGTACTAGTAATAGTATTTTTATTTATTAAATTTTTTTTATAATATATATACATTACTATGGCAGAAAATACTAATAAACTATAATTTAAAACTGTTCCTATTAAAGTCATAAAATTAGTTAATTTATACAAATTTATACCAGCATTATTTTGGATTGATTGATATTTTTTTATATCTTTTAATTCTGTTGTAAGTGTATTATCAAAAATAATATTTAATAGATTTTTAATTTTATCTCCATAATTTTGAGTACATTTTACAAATTGTATTTCTTGTTCATTCGATAATTCTACCAATTTATCAGAGTAAAAATATAAAAACGTTAATAATAGTATTATATGAATAATTAGAAATATATTTAAAATAGGTAAACTAAATGAAAAATATATTACAATTATAATAAATGTAAAAATAAATGGTACAACATAACTAAATATATAACTAATTAACAATCTACTGCTCCAATAAGCATTAGTAGCAAAATATGTAAGTTCTGATTCCTGAATTTCTTGAAATGAATTAATTAATTTATTCATAATTTTATTTATGTATTCAACTCTAATATGACCAGATATATCTACTAGTATATTATTTTGAACTACCAATTTATAATATGTAAATATTGAATAAGATAATGATAAAATAGTTAATATATAAATTAAACCTACAGAGGTCTTATTTTGTATTTGTTTGTAAATATTCTTAAAAAAACTATTATTAGGTTTCATATTAGAATTTATAAACTGAGTTATTGTCATCGGTATTGCTAATGTCCCAATTGAATATGATAATATTACTAAAATAAAATATAACAAAAATATTTTAATGTTCTTTTTAGCATATGGTAAAATTATGTCATGAACAATTACTCCCATTAATAATAGTTAAGATAATATAATAAATTGATATTTTTAATAATTATTACTCTTTTTTCCTTTTGTTTTATTAACTATTATTTCTAATTAAACATAATTCAAGTTAATTTGACATCACTAATATAACCATCTATCGGTATTTTTTTCAATAGTTCACTTGGGTTCTTTTTATTAATCGTCCATACAAATATTTTAATTTTTCTTTTGTTACATTCATCCATCAGTTTGTCGTCGTATGACACTAACAACATATTAAAAGACAACGATATAAAATCTAGGTTGTCTAACTGATAATTGATTTCATCATAGTAAAAATTGTTATCACTAATAAGACCAATTTTATAATTGCGCATATTATTGTAATTATTGTCGTTATTGTCATTATTGCCCATTTTTCGACGTTTAATTAAATCTGATATTATCAACTTATTAAAACTACTTATGTATATGTTACTATAATCTACGTCAAAATTATCACATACAACCAGTATTTTATCAACTACATTATCGTGTTTTCCTTTTATATCAAATAATAGTTTCATTTTGTTATTATACATTTGAATAAAAAAATCGGTTAGTGTTTTTATATTATTACTTAAAAGGTCGCTATAATTCATGTCACGTATTAATTTATTGCCAATATTTATATCATGATATATTATTACCTCACCTGACTTGCATAACTGTACATCCATTTCTATCATATCAAAATTATTCTCGAATGCATTTTTGTATGCCTCGAACGAATTATCCGCGTATTTACCATCAGGAAATCCTCTATGCCCAATTACAATAGTGTCTTTTCGCGGTATCTCTAGATTTTCTTGCTTCGTTTGGATTTCTTCTGTATTTTTATTAATAGTAATCTTAGTGTGTACCATTATATTATTTATATTAGTGTATCATTATATTATTCTATTTTTTATTCATTTTAATAAACATATCCTTAATACTTATGTTGCCTTGCTTTTTATTATTAGTTACACGCAAATAGTTGTCAAACAACAACGCCTTGACCTCCTTCGTTTTCAGCTGTTCAAGTTTACTATCAAATTTGGATTCATCACATGTCATTCTTAGATTTTTAATATCTGAGTTAAATTTCTTTATTTTACCAATCTTCTTACTATCCTTCCATATTTTTTCCAATACAAGTGAAAACACCTGTGATACTGGCTTCATTATCTGGTTACTTATGTAAAACGAGTAATCTATATTAATATTGTTTTCTCTTATGAATACTGGCGTTTCTATTTTTTCCCCTTGAAGTGCCTTTGTGTTTTTTGTATTAATATACACATAAGGTATTCTATCGCCTGAACTAGGTTTGTTACCAGGTTCCCTCTCGGCTATCCTATCGGCTAGCACCTTGTGTGCAATCGACTTCGGATTTTTGTAATAACCCCTCAAAGATTTAGTGATTATCAATTTATCTATCGGGTATTTTTCGTCTACCATGTTTTGCAAACAAACCTTCAAATACTCTACTGCTTTAGATATATTTTGCTCTTTCATAAGTATATCTATTATTCCACCATAAATATCTTTTACTATCGGCGCATTATCTCTACGTTTCAATACGATTCCCATTTCTTTTCTTTTACCCTTGTTAGGGTCTATCTCGTAAAGCATACCCACATATCTTTTCTTGGACAACAGACAAAATGGCATAAACGTCTTTTCATACTCCAAATCATGTGGCTTTTTAAGAAAGCTAGACGCTACTTCACCCGCTTCTTGTGCAAGTTCAATCGTAATTTCCAACGCCTTTTTTCCGCGGATAGGCGTACCATCTAATGTCTCTAAATTAAATGTAAAGAATACTGAATCTGTGTCACCATATATGTACTCAGCTTTCGACATCACTTTTCCATAATCTTTCGTATCACATATTTTATTTCCATACGTTTCTTCAATCACTCTTTGTGCATAGGTTAGTAGCTTTCTGCCTGTAGCTGTCGTGCATGCTGCTATATCCTTTTCGTAAAAGGTACTTGTTTTAGCACCACACTGACCATACAAAGAGTTAGCCGTAAGTTTATACCCTAATTGTCTTTGCTCCAAAACCTGCTTCATAAAATCGTCCTTTTCATTAGATATCAATTTTCTAGTAGATTTTCTCGCCTTCAATAATTCTTCTAATATTGACGGCATGATTGCTTTACCATCTTTGAACTGTGCAAAACGACATGTCTTCGTACCACATTTCACCTTTTCTGCTGCTGAGCTCGGTGTTTTACGGACATATTTATAAGTGTCATACGTAATGTCTACATACTCGTATTTATCCAAATTATCATATATGTAATTTCCTACTTTATCTTTATCGCCCGTTTCTTTTATCAAATTACCGTCCAAATCATACTCTTTTGTCCATACCTTGCTATCATGTGACAAATTCTCGCTTATCATAGAACTAGGATACAAAGAGGCATAATCCACACAAGCAACTGGGTTATCCAGATACAAGTCGCATTTAGGTTCTAACACTATGGCACCTTCATATCCTTCATTCAAACTACCTTTTTCGATGACAGGCATTAACGTCTTTTTATCTCTACACTTTTTAGCTATATAACTAGTCAATTTTATCCCTTGACCACGCATTACCAAAAAGTTAATAGGTACGCTGCATATCTTTGACATTTCGATAAAACCAGTCAGTACATCTGACTTATTGAACAAATAATGAACCAAGTTGCAATCCTGAATACAGTACTTGGCGACAATCGCCCTGTCCGCGCTAGTACCATTTGTTAAACGGAATATATCTTTAGGAGTGACGTCATCCTTTGCCAGGCACCAACGGATCTTTTTCTTCTCGTCTGGGGTGACTACACCTTCAATCACAAATGATTTTGTGGCCTTGTCAATACTTTGCACAATAAATTTGGCACCTGACTGGTAATATTCTACTGAATGGCCGATTTCTTCCAAGTGTATAAAACTGCCTACTAATAAACCTGTCAGATTTGAGCTTTGAATCGTACTAGTATTATTCGCGGTGTCTTTGTCTATTTTTTTTACGAAATCGCCGATGAAATGACCAGCAACATAGTCCAACTTGTAACTGGTTAAGTTGCTTTCACGTCTGTAGTAGTTGTACAAATCTACTTGTAACCTGCCATTCATTTTGATGTATCTCAACTCGTGTTGACCACTAGCTATGTTTAATGTACTTTCTTCTAATTTATACTCTTTGTATCGCTGTGTTTTATAGTCAAATGCGCGGGTTGCGCATATATCGTTTTTGTTACGAGACAATTTTAAAAACTCCTCGAGACAGTTCGTTTCCTTTGCCCTTTTAAACATAAACTGGTAATCAAAACCAAATATGTTGTATCCAATTATAATATCTGGATTCTCCTTTTGTATTAATTTTTGCCATGCAAGTAATACGTCCTTCTCTGTTTTATAACTTTCTATTATAGTGTTGTCAGTATCGATTTTGTCGCATGTGTCCAAGGCTATACAGTGGTTCATACAAGGGGATTTATCGCCGTATTTCATAAAGGTTGAGCCAATAAATGTCACCTTATCACCTTCTACCGCTGGAAACACTTTGGATAGAGATAGGTTTACTTCGTTAATTTTACCTTCTCTTGGGAATTTCTTGTCGCATAAAATATCAATTATATTAGCATTATAGTTTTTGTATCTTTTTATTGTATCTGCATTATCGTCGTCGTTTTCATCAGCGTCATCACAGTAATGTGATCCAAACGTTTTTGCAAGTGTATTAGTATTGTCATACTCTTGTGCATTATCAGCGATATCATCTATGTCTCTATTCATATCAATATCCATATCCATATCCATATCCATATCTCTCAATTTATTATTTGATAACCATTCTTTCATTTTCATCGATAACCATCTACTAGACAGGTTTTCTACATTATTACGTGCTTTTGGAGGGTTTTTTGTGTAAATCAAATCAATATTTTTCTCATTTTCATATCCAAAGGCTGTTAAAATAATATTATTGAGTACCTCACCATATTTCTGTTGACTTATCTCAGTAGATGTATTTTCAAAGTATTCTAAAATGTTTGTAGCTAGTTTCTTATAATCTTTTTCGGGTAATGGAAAATCACCATGACTACTACTAGCCTCTATATCAAAACTACATATCTTGAATGGTACACGGGTTTCTTTATTATTTAACGGAAGTATATTTTTATAATTAATTACAAATTCATAATCACAGTGTGTTTTTTTTGATTCGTTTCTTAACATTATTGCTTTTTTCTTAGGAATTGCTATCCACCCTGAAGGGCTAATATCTTTTATATGGAAGAATCGCAAAAGAGGTGGAATGTTGGCTTCATACAGCTTTATATTGCTATAAAGACCATCAGGGGAATTGTAACCATTACGTTTCAAGTAATGACCTTCCTTATATGAGGTATACCACAGGTTCTTTGCTTTGTTGAATGCTGTCAAAGAATTGAATTCTAATTTAATGAATTTGTATTCTTTTCCATCGTTGAACCCATATAATTTTTTGCGCTTCAGTAGTTTACTATCACATATTGACTCATGATAAAACTTACCCATTTCGTTTGTCAGATGTGTTACAAAATCATTCTTCTTACTAATAGTCCAATCGTCATCTACTAGTACATAGAAGAACGGCTTATAATTCTCAGCGATGATTGAACAATCCTCTCCTTTTTCATTCACACCGAATATCTGAATCATAAATGACGCCGTTTCTTTATATTTGGTTTCCTCATCAGAACTATCTGACTCTGGTTTTTCGTTATATACGTTAAAATCAAACACTCTGAATACAAAATCCATATTCGTTAGTATATTATTAATTGACTAAGGTTTATTTCATTTAATAATAATCATTTTTATTTTTATTTATTATACATTTGTGATTGTATTTATAGGACTCTATTTATCATTTCAAATACATAGAGGGAATATTTTTGTAAACGACTTAAAAATACAAAAATAATCTATTTATAAATAATGATAGTAATTATAAAATATTTTTATGAAAACACAGATACAGATTATAATGAATACAATAAACTTTGGGATGAAAATATAGAGAGAATGATATTTTTACATGACAATTCAAATTTATCAGAGCAGAAGAATTCCATTATAAACGACATAACTGATAATAAAGATATTTTAGCGGTTCGTTTTCCAAGTTATAAAACTATGAAACAAAACAAAATTATTAATAGTATAATATCAGGCAAAGGATTTATTTTTTCGGATAATGATACATGGTTTCCAAAAGAGGTTTGGATATATAATCCAATCCTGAATTGAAAATGCTAAAATTAGGCAGACATTTTAATGTTTCTTTTTGCGCCCATATTTGCAGTGTTGTTTCTGGCTAAAACCCTTGGGATGTTTACAGTTAATACTTCTCTTGTATTTCAAACTCCATTTGCCACCCTTTTTTGGTTTTTGTTTCTTGGCGTTACTTTTATTGGTACCGTTTTTAATTTTATTGACGTTACTTTTCTTGGTGTTGTTTTTACTTTTACTGGCGTTACCTTTCTTTGGTTTTTGTTTCCTAGTGCTGTTTTTATTTTTCTTTTGTGGTGAGTGTTTCTTGGCGGTTTCGTCTATCCAACTTACAAACGCTCCAACGCTTCTATCATTTGCATAATTCTCTTCGTGTTTACCAGAAATCATGTGTATACTCGGAAATCCCATGGGCATATGCTGTAGTTTTAATTTGGACATATTTTCTCTCTCGACGTCTGCAATAACAGTATCTTTATGCAGGGTATTTTCGTTTTTAGCAAAGACATTCTCGAGTTTCTGCCATTCTGGACGCACCATATTACAAGGCATACATCCTTCCATGTAAATTAATAAATATACGGTTTTACCTTTTTTTATATCACCATTTAGTTCTTTTATTCCATTATCATTATTTATATGTAATATTTTCATTATAATAAATAAATAGAAAATAAATCTTTCAGTTATATATATATGACAACTAATACTTTTATATTTATTGTAATATTTTTGATTGGACTCTATTATTATTCATCAGCATGTGCAAATGTCGGTAAAGAAGGAATGGGTATCAACGGTATGAACAATCAAAACAACAGTAAAAACGTAAATTGTCCCAATATACTCGTGCAAAAGGATTCCAAGTTTTATTTATATAACACCAAGTTAGCTAAAATACCAGGTGTCAATCCAGTTGAATTTGAGAATTTAGAAGATTATACAGAGTTTTTAGATTGGCAAAGAAGTCAAAACATACATTGTCCTGTCCTGTATTTACAAAACTCTTATGATACGCAGGGCAACTCTGTTTATACCGTAAGACCTAGTGTTGCGAATCCACAAGGAGGTCTCAATCCTATCAATAGCATGCCTCCTAGTATTGCAAGTTCAGAAGGAGACCCTATAACGATAAGTTCTTTAGGATTAGAAGGTGCATTAGCCCATCCAGACCCTTCTCTATTAGTTGACGCGTCTAGAGATGACGCACCATTCAATAAAAACTCTTACCCTGGTTACGACGAATCCTCTTATTATGTAGGTAAAACAACACCACTAGATGCCATGAACATGAAACAAGAAGCATTACCTGTTAGTCCTGATGCTATGGACCCTAACTGGGGTGGTGCCAAGTACACTCAAAGTTTAGTTAATAAGGGCTACTACAGCGGTAATGAAGTTAAAATAAAGGTTGATACTTAAGTTAGTTATCTTGTGCTACGGATAAATAAATGTATATTATTAAATGGATGTTAATTAACAACTATTAGTGAGTATTACACAATTTTCACTAATAATTTATAGAATTATTTACTGACTATCCACAAATTTCATGATGTCGTTCAATACCTGTTTAGCATGGCCTAAAGCAACCATCTTCTCTATAGCTTCCTTAGTATTATCCTCATTTGAGATGTCTATACACAAAGCGGCCTTTAGCATCATATTGTTTACTAAATCTTCAGCGTTCATGATACAGTTTTCGTAATCACTCCTGTATTTAGAGACATTTAATGAATCTGATATCTTAGTACTTGCTGATTTCAATTTGGAAGCATAACCTGCGGCATTACCACCTAGACCACAATCCTCCGAATCATCCTTAGAACTGCTACTATTGCCACCTTTAGAGCCACCTTTCCTGCTGGTAAGACCCTCACGAATATTGTAATTTACCATGTATATATAACCAATAAGCGATAATCCAATAAAAAATACTAAAACTGCTATATCTTTTTGATTCATATAATTATTATTAATATTATTATTTATGTGTTTTGTGTTATTTGTGTTATTTGTGTTAAATTAACACTTTGTTTTATTAAAAATTTTTTTATATTATTTATAACTGTACTATTCAGTTTTCGAGTTTTTCCGTTTTTGTCCTCTGTTTTTATTTCTTTTAAGCACTCTGTGTCTTCCTCTAGGTTTTTGATCAGCTCATGAATCGTTTTGTGTACAGCCATTATGGCTATAGCAGTTGTTGCGCTTATACCAGGTATCTGACACAACATAATCTCATTTATATTATCCACCGTAATGTTTTCTTTTTTATTCTTCTTTATAACCCTTACGTAATCTTTGTCGTTATCACTATTATTAGCATTATTTGTTTCACCATTTGAATTATTATCATTACTTGTTTCTGTTGTGGTTTCTGTCTTAGATTTTGCATTACCACCGCCTGATAAAGTTGTACACTTATCTGTATCTATCGCGTTTGTAATATAGTAAGGTTTCTTAATTTTCATTTCTTTTTCTATCTTCGTGTACATATTACACAAATACATCGCTGTTTCCGTTATAGTCTGTGTTTTAATCACCGAAAACCCCTTGTAATAATTCAAAGAACAGATAGCCGACAATATCATGAACCTCTGACTACCATTACTATTACCCGCACCCTTTGAACTTTTAACACGTGTATTCATAACATCACCTTCTATCATATAAATTATATTATGGTTTGGTAGCGTCTCACCATTCAAACGGTAACTTTGTTCATCATAACGCCCATCTTTTATGCTAGATAACAAATCTTTTATCGTCTTTCTTTCTATTATTGAAATATTAGTATCCGACGTGTCATCGTATATAATTATATCTCCTAGTTCCAAGTTCACTATTTCTGTCTTGATATTGTTGTATTTTGGAATATTTTTTATCAAGTCGTTCATCACAGTAATCAAATCACGCTCGCGCATGTCTATTTTTATAATCATACTAGTACTTATAATTATAATATTTGGATGATGTATCTAATACATTTTTTCATAAATAAATAATTTATATATGAAAATTATTATTTTATACTACACTACATACGTAATATGAGTGCAATATAAGTGCAATATGACTGCAATATACGTGCAATATGAGCGTACAATAACCGAAATGTACTTAACCCATGTTTCCACTAATTCTTGCATGGTAACCATATTTTTGGGTTTGGATTGTTCTGTTAGGAACACAATATAATGGCATAGTCAAGACACTACCACGTAAACTTGGGTTGTGTTGCATGAACCATCCAACAGTTGGTGCTAGACCAGCTTTCTTGGGACCACCACAATTATTGGTGTTATTAACGATAGACGCTTGATTGCGTGCAGCTTTACCTCCGCTCATGTAGACCATGTTTATATTATACAATAATATTTTTTTATTAACATATCAATTAAAATATACCAGGTTCCAAACCCCTAAATATATTTTATTATTTTGGTATGTATATTTTGGTAGGTACTTCTTATTTTGGAATACTTAAATTAGTCATAATATCTATTGCGAAACGGCATAAAGATATATCATATATTATATTTATTATGGATACTGATAAGATACCTAAAAACATTCTCAACGATGATGACATTATTAAAACAGATGACTGTTTGATATTTAGCCCTTATAATTCATTAAATACAAAGATTACATTGAGCGAAGTTCAATCTATTCTTTCTAAATACGACATACCAACAACTGTTACCAATCTTCAACTGTATCAGCGCGCATTCGTACATAGGTCTTACACAAAACGCCCTCATTTTGAAAATGTAATGCATAACATAACTATAACTGAAAGACCATCTGACTGTCTCCCGCTTAGTAGTAAGTCCAACGAAAGATTGGAATTCTTAGGTGACGGAATTTTAGAAGCTATTACTAAATATTATTTATATCGTAGGTTTCCTAAAGAAAATGAAGGGTTTATGACAGAGAAAAAAATAGCCATAGTCAAGAATGAATCTATAGGAAGGATTGCATATGAAATGGGTTTGCATAAATGGTTAATAATATCGAAACACGCTGAAGAGAAAAAAATAAGGACTAACTTGAAAAAATTAGGATGCTTGTTCGAGGCATTTATTGGTGCACTTTTTTTGGATTTTAATAAAGTACATGTAAATGACGAAGCTGGATGGTTTCAAAACACATTTGTTACGGGACCTGGGTTTCAAATGGCGCAAAAATTTATTGAAAACGTTTTTGAAAAACATATTGATTGGATAGATCTGATTGAAAATGATGATAATTATAAGAACATATTACAGGTCATAATACAAAAAGAATTCAAGGTTACACCTCACTATTTAGAAATGGAACATGACCCAGACCAAGGATATAAAATGGGCGTATATTTATGTTTGGGACAACCAATATTCACTTTGAAACATGACAATTCCATAAATATTACTAAATTTAAGTCATTAGAATCTATTAGCAAATATGTGAATGATAATGAAAAGGTACTTGTTTTTATGGGCGAAGGGCTACACAAAATAAAAAGAAAAGCCGAACAAATAGCTTGTAACGAGGCGATAACATACATCAAACAACAAATGGTATAACGTGAGATAAAGATAGATAAGCTATATGCCTACAGTTTATAAATCTAAATATGAAAAGTTTTATATATGCCTTTTATATATCAATATGAGTAATTTAGAGAAATTAAAACAACAACTAATGTTAAAACCTGTACCCAAAGAAAGGGAACCAGTTGCTGTTGTTATAAAGCGGAAAAAATCAAATACTAAAACGACAGTACGCGATACCACCGTGGTAAATGATAATGATGATGGTTCTGAGGCACAAGAGACCACTAAAGACGACGAGAGTAAAGAACCGGAAGGTGATGACCAGGACCAGGAAGATGAACAGGTCCAAGATATCGGTGATAAAACTTCTATTCAAGCACCTATGATTGTGGATGTTTCACATAAACCATTCGACAGAAAATCTATATTAGAACGACTTATGACAAACAATAAATCATCTGTTTCTATTAAACCTTCTATTCGTAGTAAATTACTTTCTAAAGATGGTGTAGAGGCGGATGCCGATGTAGATGTACAGGTTGACGCTGATGCGGTTGATGATATGACACCCGTAGAATCACCAACCAAGAAACCTAGAAAACTCGGCAAACGAAAATTGCTAACTATTGAAGAAGAATCTGAGGAAGGTGATGACGCTGAGGTTGACGAAGAAGAAAAGAAAGATGAAGATGTAATCGACGCTGAAGCCGAGGTCGAAGAACAAATCGTCATACGTCCTGTAAAGAAACCACGTATTACCAAAAAGATTGAAAAAGGTGTCGCCATTATAGGTCCCGAAATGAAAAGTGTTATTGGCGATACTTCAGTGGTTCAAAGAATACCAAAAAAATCGCCTCCGATTAATATCAAGGTTTCTAGTTATTACATGAATAACCGAGAAAAATTCGTCAACTTTATTAACTCTATATTTGAACCTTACCGAGAAGAAATCATGAGTAACAAACAAGAAATTACGTGCGACAATATTGGTAAAAGCTCCAAAGGATTTGACTTGTTAACACATCAGAAAATTGTAAGAGATTATATCAATTTGTATACGCCTTATAGAGGAGTATTATTGTTTCACGGGTTGGGTAGTGGTAAAACACTAAGTTCTATCGCAATAGCAGAAGGTATGAAAGACGTAAAGAAAATTATAGTTATGACACCAGCGTCGCTTAGAGCTAACTATGTAGAAGAATTGAAAAAAGCAGGCGATGTTTACTACAAGAAGAACCAATTCTGGGAATGGATACAATCTAATAATGACGTAGAAATGATAAAAACACTATCTGCAATCCTGAACTTACCACAAGAGTATATTAAGAAGCAGAAAGGAGCATGGCTAATTAACGTGTCTAAACCTTCCAATTATGATTCGCTGAAAGATGAAGAGAAAATATCACTCGATAAGCAAATAAACGAAATGATAAGTACCAAGTATACATTTATTAATTATAATGGTTTAAGAGCTAAGAAATTAAACGACCTCACATCAGGATATACAAAAAACTTATTTGACAATTCAGTTGTTATTATTGATGAAGCACATAACTTGATTAGTCGTATTGTTAACAAACTAAAGAAAGAAAAGGATATACCTGAAGATGACCGTGGCGAAAAGGAACATCTACCGACTAATCTAGCTACCAAATTATACGAATACTTAATGAGTGCTAATAATGCTAAAATCGTGTTACTGAGTGGTACACCAGTTATTAACTACCCTAATGAATTCGCTATTCTTTTTAACATATTACGAGGATACATCAAAACATGGAAAATACCTTTGAATATCAAGACAACCAATAAGATAAACAAGGAAGTATTACAGAAAATGTTGCTAGGTGAAAAGTCACATGACTACTTGGATTATTCGCCGACCAGTAAAATATTGACCATTACTAGAAACCCATTTGGTTTTAAAAATAGAATCAAAAAAACTGGCGAATATCAGGGTGTGTCGACTCATAAGAAGGACGAAAAAGGGAACAACACATTTGAAACTGATTTTATAAGCGATGATGAGTTTGAGACCAAAATAATTAGTATTTTGAAACGAAACGATATCCAGGTTGTTTCGAATGGTATCAAAATATACAATATGAAAGCGTTGCCTGATAAAATAGAGCATTTCTACAGTCGATTTATTGAAGATTCCACAGGAGACCTAAAAAACGTAGATGCGCTTAAACGAAGAATTATCGGGTTATCGTCCTATTTTAGAAGTGCACAGGAGAACTTGCTGCCCAAGTATAACAAAGAGCTAGGTGTAGATTATCACGTTGTGAGGGTACCTATGAGTAATTATCAGTTTAAAATATATGAAGCTGCCAGAATAAAAGAGCGTAAATCAGAGAAACCAAAGAAAAACAAACCTGGAAGTGATTTAGAAGATCACAATTCCACATACAAAATTTTCTCACGGTTGTTTTGCAACTATGTAATGCCAAATCGCCCATTACCTAACGATGCAGAATTTACCGCACCTGAGCAAACAGAAGGTGATGGGGATAAAGATAATCTTGGTGCTATTGCTAATATCGGTAATGTTAGTAATAAGGGTATTGAACAACTTATTACTCAATCTCGAAAAGAAGAAGCTAAGCAAGACGTGTCAGGAGAAGAAGAAGGCGAGATTGAAGGTGATGAAGTATTGGATAAAATTGGTGGCGAAACATACAAGCAAAGAATAGATAAAACACTAGCACAGCTAAAGGAGAAAAGTGACGAATTCTTGACACCAGAAGCATTACAAACATATAGTCCCAAGTTTTTACATATGTTAGAAAATATACAAGATGATGAACATAAAGGTCTTCATCTGATTTACAGTCAGTTTAGAACTCTAGAGGGTATTGGTATTTTTTCATTAGTTTTGGAGAAAAACGGATTCGCAAGATTCACAATCAAAAAGAATGAATCTGGTGCTTGGAAAATAGATATACCTGATACTGACCTTGGAAAACCCACTTATGCGCTATATACTGGTACTGAAACAAGTGAAGAAAAGGAAATTATTAGACACATATACAACGGCGAATGGGACTTGGTTCCAGATACTATTTCATCTGTTTTGACTAGCATTTCAAATAACAACAATACGGGAGAAATAATTAAAGTGCTTATGATTACGTCATCAGGCTCGGAAGGTATCAACTTGCGAAATACTAGGTATGTTCATATAATGGAACCATACTGGCACCCTGTAAGGACAGAGCAGGTGGTCGGGCGTGCACGTCGTATATGCAGTCACAATAGTTTACCTGAAGAGTTACAAACGGTCGAGGTATTTATTTATTTGATGACATTCACAGATGAACAGTTAAAATCGGATGAAGCTATTGAACTCAAGAAAAAAGATTTAAGTAGAAAAACGCCAAAGGTTCCTATAACTAGTGACCAAAACCTTTTTGAAATATCCGAAATCAAAGCTAATTTGAATACACAGTTGGTTGAAGCAGTCAAAGAAACATCATTTGATTGTTATATCTACTCGAATGGAAAATGTATTAACTTCTCCAATCCAAGCAACGATAAATTTTCTTATGTACCTGACTATGCAGCGCAACAGAGCGATACTACTGTTATGATTAATAAAACGGCGGTGAAATGGAAAGCTAAATCAGTAACAATAATGGGTAAAAAATATGTGTCGAGAAAAATTAATCCAAAGATGTATTACATTTATGACAAAAATAGCTATGAACAAGCAACAAAAGATAGTTCTATTATGCCTTTACAAATAGGAACACTAGAAATAAATGATAAGGGTCAGGAGGTATTCAAGCAGATTGTTGATTAGTTGAGAACAGAACCAATTATCAACTCAATACATTCATATCCGTCAATCGGACTACTAAAAAATTTACATAAAAAATGATAATAAGTACTCTCACATTTCGTGTTGATGGTATGATTTGTTTGTTCTACGTTACGCAGACAAACACGTTTGCGTATTGTATTTTTTTCTCTCTGTTTTATCATATGTCTTTGAGATTCATATGATATTTTGTTACGTATACATGTATTCCTAAAACAATTGCGTTCTCTAGTAATAACACTTGATATTTTACATTTCGAAAACAAATCACAAAATTGTTGTAAAGTATTTAGATTATTTTATGGTATATCTTTATCTATATCTGTAGCTGTATCTGACGATGTATCTTTATCTATATCTGTAGCTGTGGATGTATCTGTAGATGTAGCTGTATCTGGCGATGTAGCGGTATCCTTACTTACGATTTTGGTTATCATATTATACAATAGTTCAATCTTATCGTTAATACTAGTAATATCATTTCTCATCGTATCTATTTTACCGTTAATATTATTCCATTCTTCTGTTTTAGGTGTAGTCGTACTACTAGGTGTGTTATCTACTTTTTTTAATTTATTAAATAAACCAATCATATCATTATTGGTTGTATTCGTGTTTGTGCTATTAGTATTTCCTACTGGGCTGACTGCTATTTGGTCTAAGTTAATTATATTAATGTCTTCATTCGCCATCATAATATCTTTGTTGTCTATTTGAATATAAACCTTACTGTCGTTGGGTTTAGAGATGGGGATGGGTGTGGTATTGTTGTTATTTGCGTTGTTGTGGGTATTGTTGGATGTAATGGTAGGTACATTATTATTACCATAACTGTTATTTATCTGTTGCAATTCATAGTTACGTTGCTCTGTGATTTCTTTTATTTTTTTGTCCATTTCTTTGATAGGTCCATCATCCATATCAATTTTAAAATTTGGCTCTTCTGGAACATGTTTTTTTATCACATCATCAAAATCCTTTTGGTGTTTTACCAATTCTTCCTCAAATAGCATTTTTCGATTGTTTTGTATATCTTCAGCAGTTACTGGTGTATATTTCTGACTGTTTTTTTTTAGTATACCTTGACCACTACTACAATCACTACCGCCTACATTTGAACTTGACTTATTATATGAGTTAATTAAAGTGTTCTTTTGTAATTCATCGGTGTCCATCTTATTAATATAGCTAATCATAGACATTACGTATTTTTTATTCATATTCATTAGATTTACACCTTTCTGTTTTTCAACATCATTAAAACTAACCAAGTTATTACAAAAAACATCGTATATATTTTGTCTATTATTTGGAGATTTGTTTTTAAAACTGGATTCTTCTGTTAGCAATTCCCATAACATTTCTAAATTGTCATTCGCTAAAAAATATTCGTTTGGGTTAATATTCATATATTATCAATATATGAGTATATCATTATTTATTTATATAGATTTAGTAAATTTATCGATTTATTGATTTATTGATTTTTATAATTCATCGTTAAAATATATTTTTCGGAAATTACTAATATATTTATCATCTAAATTGTGTGTTTTCATGTAATTCTTACTTAGTTTGTCTTGTAACATGTGGACAATAAAATACAAAGAATACACGCCACACTCTGTATTACCTTTCTGATGTTGTATGCCGTTGTTTGTATCATATTTAAAGTGTATTGGCGGATTCATCTCGATACCCTGTTTAATCAACCTTTTAACCAATTTAGTTATCTCAGGTTGCTCGTGGTCCCCTGTGCTATCATAGAAAAATATTAATCCTGTTTTGATATTGATAAACATCGATATCCAGTGTTGACCGCCCTTATCATGCGGATCGGTATTAAAAATAATACCTATTTTAAACTTACCCCGTTTCTTCATTTCCTTCAAATCCAAGTTACATAATTCGTCCCATACACATTCGCCATACAACTTTCGTTTATCAAAATCAATAGGCGCCGGGCCTATAAATTTGAAACATTTATACGCTTTCTCATACTGTTTCATCACATTAGTAATCTCATCGCTCGATAACCATTCATTAGGATTCTTCTTCCATACTTTTGGTTGCTCGGGTGCAAAAGAATTATTAATCTCGTCTTTCACATCCCCTAATTTGTCCTTTTGTTTTAACCAACATGATTCCTTGTCACAATCGTTAGACAACTGATTCTTGAGTTGGTTGTGAATTTCACGAGTGTTATTAGTGTGTATCTGACTTCCCTTGTTATGTTTATTCCACTTGTCACGCAACATATGTAATGTATCATCGGTATAGCACGTGTAATCGTTAGCTTCATTCTTATCCTTGGGACTACATTTTAGTTTTTTTAATGTTACGTTTTTTACATTTTTTACGTTCTTTGTATCATGTTTTTTGTGTTGAGAACTACCTTTTGCTTTACCTTTAGCGAGCCCACCTTTCATGGTCTTAGTTTTTTTGTGTATACGCTTATTACTATGCTTATTACTATGCTTATTACTATGCTTATTATTATGTTTATACTTATTTCGTTTATAAGTTTCTTTTTTGATATGTCTACTCTTTTTTTGTTTTTTTATTGTCATACTCATAAATATTATTTATATTATTTTTTTCGCCCATTTTTCTGTTCCTTTAGTTTTTAACGAAGGGTCTCTCAAGTTTACATTCTTTTTTTTGGGTATGATCATTTTCTTCTTTGACGAATTCCTAATTACAAAATTATCCAACGTATTAGCAACATTAATTTTACGAATTAATAAACTGTCTACATTATTCGATGATATATCACAAATATCTGTATCAATCATCGAATCATCAATCTCTAAATGTTCGCCATTTGTAACTTTATCTTCGTCTTTATCTTCATCGATATATCTATATTCGTCCTGTCTTAAATCATTATTATCAACAGTTTTAAAGTAATCAACACAACTACCTATGTATTCTTTAAAATAACGCTCAATTTCGCTAGGAACATCTGTTTCATCGTTCGACAACATGTTCTTTGTTAATGCTAATATTCGCTTTCTGTAAAATTTCTTATCCTTTTTTTTGATAATAATACCCTTATTTCTTACAACATTATCCATGTGATTTATTAGGTATTCTCTATTTATTTTTTCTACTGTTTCATTTTGAACCATACATTAGCGTATCATAAAAAAATAAATAGATTGAACTAATTGCAGTTGGTATTATTTGGGAATTTTATCATTTGACTACTTCTCTTTGTGTGTAATAGATAAAATCATCGGCCGTCCTTCTTTATATCCCATAGTGACTATTCGAATAACTGGATTATTGGTGCATATTTTTGCTATATCATTTGTGTTCGCGTTGTCACAACTAATTATTTGCAATTTGGGAACATCGACTAGTGGTGTCAAGTCAGTTATATTACTGCACATCTCAAGTATTACATGCGCTACACCCCGTAATGGTTCCACATTCGTAACCTTGTTGCATTCTATTAGATGTACCTTTGGAATACTTGACAAACACGAAACATTTGATATAGATACACTTCTCAGCGTCAAACTAGTAATATTTGTGAATAGCATAACGCACCATCTATTTACAAAAGGCAGTTTTGTTATGAACAATCTTTCCACGTGTAATAAGGATGATATACCTTTTTCGTCATCCCGTATAGGAATACTCCCTATAGTCAGCGTTGGCACATTAGACAAACTACTAATATCGCTAACGTTGCATTCATAAATGGTAACACGTTTGGACTTTCGCAGGGGAGAAATATCCGCTAGTTTACTACAACTAACTATGGTTACATTAGGGACGTTAATTAACGCACTAATGTCGACCAGATTGGGGAGTCCATGCATACGCACAGTTTGTACGTTTTGTGTACCAATCAACTTATGTGTTAATAGGTCTTCATATATGCATACTTTTGGTACCCAAACACCAAAATCGAATAATGATATTAATTTATATATTTCAGAATTATGTAAATATCTTGTAATATAACTTATTACATCGGAAGGTAGAACAGAAAGGTGCATGATGGTATTTACTATGATATTTATTATAGATAATATAATACAGTTTTTCTTTTTAAGGTTGTTGTATTTCTTATTCCTTATTTGTTTTTACTATCCATAAGTATATCTCAAACAGAAATATGTCACATATCGAATAAACTATACTATTACATAGTATTAAAGAGATACTTATATAATAATACATAAACATAATCATACCATGTACAAAATAATAATAAATGATAATCAATATACCTCATGGGATATTTTGAATACTGATACTCAAAATATGTCAATACTAAATGTAAACCCTTTTCTAGATAAGTTATTCAATAATGATACGTTCTACTTGGTAGATGGACAAGTAAAGATATCTAGTTCGTCTGTACGTCATTCTATGTCGCTACCATGCGTGCTTATATTGGCAGGAAACAAAACATATGGACGTAACGCAAAAGGTAAAATGCTATATAGATGTGACCCATACGACAGCAGTTTACCATCTTTTTTAGTACCTTATGACATAAAGAGTGTTGGGTTTTCAAAGGTATTTGACAACTTGTATGTCACCATTTCGTTCAACGAATGGACATCAAAACATCCTATAGGTACTTTATCGTGTGTGATTGGTGAGGTGAGCAATCTACATCATTTTTACGAGTACCAACTCTATTGTAAGGAACTGAATATATCCATGAGTAGGTTGAATAAAGATGTCGCAAGTGCAATAAAAAACATATCCTCAACCGATAATAATGCAGACGGTTTCATGCAATTAATAGATAAAAAGTATCCAAATATTGAAAATAGAACCAATCACAAAAATTGGAAAGTGTACACGATTGACCCTGAAAATAGTAGTGATTTAGATGATGGGTTCAGCATAAATTATGTGAGTAAAGACGTTGCTTTGTTAAGTATCTATATATCAAACGTTAGTATTTTACTTGATGTGTTGAATATTTGGGATTCATGCTCTAGAAGAGTGTCTACGATTTATTTGCCCGATAAAAAAAGGTCTATGTTACCAGCGATGTTATCAGACCATCTGGCTAGTTTATTAGAGAATACTAATCGGGTATCGTTTTGCATGGATACATACATCGATATTAACACGAATACAATCGTAGATATTAAATACAAGAATGCTTTTATTAATGTTTATAAAAACTACCATTATGAAGACAAAAAATTATTAAAAAATACCGACTACAAAGAAGCACTCCAGATTTGTAAGAACTTATTAGAGAAAGGTAAGTATAAGTATATGGATAGTATAAATGACAGCCATGATATGGTGGCTTATTTAATGATGTTGATGAATCATCAAACCGCGCAGAAAATGCTTGGTGAAAAAATGGGCATATTTAAAAATAATATAAATAAACAAAATGTAAAACCTCCAGAAAACATAAATAGTGATGTAAGCAAATTTATACAAATCATATCCAATTCAACAGGAAAATATGTGAATGGTATGGCTATCAGCGATGTTAGTGAAGTTAGACATGATATGCTAGGATTAGATGCTTATATACAAATAACGAGTCCAATACGTAGGATGGTTGACTTACTCAACATGATAAAGATGCAGGAAATGATTAATCCAAACATGTTATCGGCGAAAGCATCTGCGTTTTATACTTATTGGGTGTCTGATTTAGATTACATAAATAAAAGCATGAAATCAATACGAAAGGTTCAGAATGATACGAACTTGCTGGAATTATGTAGTAATAGTAGTGAAATACTGAATAAAAGTTACGTTGGATATATTTTTGAGGTAGATAAAAAGTCGAAAGATATGTACAGGTATTCTGTGTATTTACCTGAATTGAAAATGTCTTCGTACGTATCTGTATCAGAGGAATATCAATTGTACGAACAAAAAACCGTGAGATTGTTTTTATTCCACAACGAGTCGAAATTCAAACGAAAAATAAGATTGCAATTCGTTAGTGACAAAGATGACACTAATGAAATGATATAACGCTATAGATTATAATGCTGTAATATTTATATTTTACTTATCTATGATTACCTCTTTTGCGATGTTTTTTATAATTTTGTTTTCACTTATTGTATTGTCCATTTCTGAACCGCCCATAGATTCAACTAATAATTTGGCATATTGGTCTGATTTTTTAGATTCGTTACTTAAACAATCAGGATACATTTCTTTAAACTCATTCAATATTTTTGAGTTCTTATGTGCTACGTGTTTTATTGCTCTTCGTAGTTTTTTCTTCTCTCTGTCTTCGCGTTCCCACTGATTATCGTCCTTGACATACATAACCTCTCGTTTGATATCGCTGCAGTGTAGCGGACGTTTGGTAATATCTAATGCCTGTAAGTTCTTCACAATTATATCTGATATACCATTTATGTAGCCTAGTTTCCCCACATTTTCTAAATCTGACATTTGTAGCTTTAATGAGTTGACAAAATCCATAATGTTCATAGCATCTTTACAATCATCTTGTAAGAAAATATTCAGATTGAATGTTTTGTTATAATTATTATTAGTAGTTTTTGTACAATCCTTCTTCATAAACTCGGTCATTTTGTTGTTGATATCTTGACTGTGTTTGATTAATTCTTGGTTTTGATTTAAAACTAGGGTTATCAGTTGATTATCAGATAATGACACCTCTTCGGCTGAAGATGCGCCTGATATACCATCAATACTACTAGTGTTTATATTAGCTATATTATTACCGTCTGGGGTATAACCACATTTTCTTTTATGAACCGATAAACCCTGTCGATGTTTGTAGCTTTTACCACATGAACAACTATATGGTTTAGCTCTAGAGGTAGATATGGTTGTGCGTTTAGTTTCGGGTGTATGTGCATGTGTCAATATGTGTGTAGGTTTGGGCGGAGTTGACGCGATTGATCTGGCATTTTTCATGTCATCATTTGTCATCATTTTGTGTTTACGTGTCAATAAGTGTTTAGTATAATTGCTTTTCTTACTGCATTTAAAGTCACATGCTGTACATATGAATTCCAGGCATTTTTTGGAATTTTTATTGTCATCATTTGTCATTATATATATGATGACATAGAAAATGCCTAAATACTTTATTACGAAAAATAAAGAATTTATGTATATCCACACAAAATATAAACGGTGTAGCTAGCCATTATTATTTTATAAAGTATAATATTGCGGATTTTCAATTTGAGATATTAACGATTTTTTCATTTTCAGATTTTCCAATTTTTGAAATTTTGTTTTTCATTTTTTTTCAAATTTTGGGTTTTTGAGTTTTTGTCGATTTTCTTCGATTTTCATAAATTTGCTAATTTTGGTTAATTATAGAGGACGAAAAATTGTCAGTAAGAGAAAAATGGGTCCTAGACAATTATTGTTACTATTTACAATAAGGCATTTTTTCGGCATTTTTTGTCATCATTTTGTCATCATTTGTCATCATTATGGAAAGATGGTAACAATTATTTTTTTGTAAAAATACCCTCTTACTAAACCCATCCCTTAAAATGCGTATTTTTTTCGGCATTTTTTCGTCTTTTTCGGCATTTTTTATGTCATCATTTGTCATCATTTTTTTTCGAGGTATAATTATCCCCCCGATGCAAATTTTCACAATTATTTTTTTTATCGTAACAAATATTTTCGACGAAAAACGAAATTTAGAGCATTATGCTCTGATGTGACTTTTTGAGTTTTTTTCGGAGGTTTTGTCGGGGTTTCCTGATTTTGGACATTTTTTTTATGTCCAATTTTGAAAAATGCAAAATACTTTCGGAAGAAAAAAACACCCAACTGCGTTTAAATCCTGGGGTATGAATATTTAGGCGATTTGAAAGCCGACATTTGAAAATATGGTAAGAATTTAGGGTTTTATTTTATTTGTCAGTAATACAAATATCCTGTGTGATTATTGATATAATATATAGGAAAAATACATATTATAATAAATTGTTTAATAATTCTTACCGTCGCCATGTTTAAGGTCATAATAAAAGCACATATCATTCACAAATACGCTATTTGTATGTTCTAATGCTCTTAGCCAACAATCATAATCCTCAACGCCATTTTTTACATGTTTCATATTATTTATTTTATCTAAAATTGATTTCTCGAGTAAAACAGACGAACAAATAACATGATTAACTGGCTTCAAAAATTCTAAATTCCATATACTTGGAAACCCGTTTTGGTATATTATAACATCTTTCTGTTCACTAGTAACCTTAGTATCTTTCTCTTGTGTAGATTTTTTTGGGTGATTATAATGTCCTAGATATGGGGGGTATTTTTTGTCGGGATTAAACACGCCCTTTCCTATCCAGCCATTCGTAGAAGACATTTTACAACCTGTTCTTTTGATTGCTTCGAGTTGCAGTTCTATCTTTTTAGGAAACCATATATCGTCATCGTCGCAAAATGCAATATACTTTCCCGAAGATTCTTGGATACCTCTGTTTCTAACAAAGCCAGCACATGCATGACCAAATATATTCTTAGTATTTTTTGGTAGATGAATCATTTTGACATTAGTTTGTGACCAATCATATTTATAATACGATGGATCTGTTGATTTATCATTCACAACTATAATTTCTATGTTTTTGTAGGTTTGGTTATTAATCGATTTTATGGTGTTTATCAGATATTTGAATCTGTTATAAGTCGCAATCACTACACTAATCTTATCCATTATATATTATTATCTATAATTATCTATATGATTTGAAACTACATATAGGAAGAGTATTCAAACTTTTATTTTTGTATTTGTACAGAACTCTGTGAAATATTCTTCCAAGCATTTCATTCCATTCTATAGGATAACCATTATTTAGTTCTTTACTATCTTGGGGAAACTTTGCTGGAAACTTTTGTAATTCATTATATTTCTCGTCCATTAATTTCATCATTTCATTATACCACTCAACTACAACTGGTGTATTAGGTTTACATATATATGCACAATTACCAAGAAGTTCATGCCAATTATTAGATAACGGAAGATACGCTACACCACCCCGTACTTCTTTATACCCAATTATCCATTTATCGCTGTTATTTATTTGTTGAAATGAGCGTAACCAACTACCCGTAGTTTGCTTAATATCAGTATACCCACCACCATGAAATCTCATAAAATATGTTCTTAAATAATCTGCCTTATGGGTTTGTGATAAATAAAAAAATGAGGGATATAATGGATGGTCGTCTAATAAATATTTACCTAAAGAATGTGGCGTAACTAATACTACTTCACATAATGTCACTTTTTTCAATTGCTCTAAGCATAAATGACGTTGTCTAGACATAGGATTTGACCCACACCAAAAACAATAAATTATATTTTTCATAAACGTTGTAGATAAAATATTTTTACATAATATATCAAGGATATTATGAGAGGGGTCCTATTCAACATCAGAATATTGTCTTAGTAAATACTATAATGTAATGGTTTAAAGATATGGTGTCAGTATATATATTAATAATGGTAAAAGTGTGTTCTATTACGTCTTATCCTGAGGATAGTTTTTCAAAATATAAAGAGTATTTTGAAAAATTTAGTTACGAGTTGCATATATTTCAAAAATGGGCATTAGAAGGAATTGTATTAGGTAATCATGTATTGGTTACTGCTCCTACTGGTAGTGGTAAAAGTTTACCTGCTGAGTTTGCGTTGGATTATTTTCACGCTAAAGGAAAGAAAACAATATATTGTTCGCCTATAAAGGCATTATCGAATCAAAAGTATTATGATTTCACTAATAAATATCCGCATATTACGTTTGGTCTCATTACAGGTGATATTAAAACAAACCCAGACGCAGATGTTCTCATTATGACTACTGAGATACTACTAAACAAACTGTATCAAATCCAGAGCAAAACAGATAATGTAGTATCATCGGTTTCGTTCGATATGGATATTGAAACTGACCTAGGAGCTGTTGTTTTTGACGAAATACACATGATTAATGACAAAGATAGAGGACATGTATGGGAGAATAGTATTATGATGCTTCCTAGACATATTCAGATGATAGGTTTATCTGCAACGTTAGATGATCCTAGTAAGTTTGCATATTGGCTGGAGAATAGAGGCGAACAACCCAGCGATAATACAGAGAAAATAGTATACCTAGTCAAGAAAACAGTACGAGCAGTACCATTAACACATTATTCTTATATTACTACAAATAATTCCATATTTAAATTAGTCAAAGATAAAGCAGTACAAAGTGAAGTAAAAAATATAACTAATAAATTGTTTGTTATTCAGGACGCAAAAGGTAAGTTTGATAATGATCATTATGACAAAGTTGCTAAAACGCTCGACTTGTTCGGTAAAAATAAGGTTAGGGTAAAACGGAATCACGTCCTAAATAATGTATCCAAGTTACTTGTAGAGAAAAACATGTTGCCTGCATTATGTTATGTTTTTTCGAGGAGACAAATAGATATATGCGCAAAAGAATTAACAGTACCTTTGCTTGAGTTTGATAGTAAAATACCGTATACAGTTAAACGCGAATGCGATGATATTATTCGAAAATTACCCAACTATGAAGAATACTTGCTTCTTCCAGAATACAATACATTAGTATCACTTTTAGAAAAAGGAATAGCTACACATCACTCGGGTATGATGCCTGTTTTAAGAGAGATTGTAGAATTATTCTTTGCCAAAGGATATATCAAGATGTTATTCTGCACAGAAACGGTTGCTATTGGTCTTAATTTACCTGTCAAAACAACAATATTTACGGATATAAATAAGCATGATGGAGACCAATTTAGATGTTTATTGGGTCATGAATTTGTACAGGCAAGTGGACGTGCAGGAAGATTAGGTCTAGACACAGTTGGAAATGTTATTCACCTGAACAATTTGTTTCGTGATACATCCAAATGGGAATATAAACAGATGTTATCAGGCGCGCCACAAAGCTTGATTTCCAAATTTAAAATATCGTATAACCTTTTGTTGAACTTGATTGATATTGGCGATTCGAATGTAAAATCTTTTGCTAGAAAAAGTATGATAACTAACGATATTGACGAGCAACTTAAGGGAATTTATAATAAGATAACAAGGACACAGAAAGAAATAGACGAAACAAATAACAAAGGAACTAAACATTACGATGAAAAGATGGCTAAAGTGTATCAGGATTATTTAGACACATGCCAACAAATAGAAAAAGTAGCACCCAAAAAACGTGCGAAATTGTATTCTCATATAGATGAATTAAAAGCTGAATACCCAAATATTGAAGCCAATAGTAGAATTTTTAATAAATCAACAGACAACAGAAACAAGCTCACATTACAGTTGCAAATTTATGAAAAGGAATACAAAGAAGCTTCTAACTACATGGACTATTCTATAGAAAATGTTATACAACTATTGGCTGAAGAGGGATATGTTGAGTTAGATAATAGTGATAGCCAAGGCACTACTACACTAACTACTAGAGGCAAAATAGCAAGTAATATAAAAGAAATTCATTCTTTAGCATTTGGGAAATTGATTGAACAGAAAAAATTACAGAGGTTAACCTCTCACGAGTTAGTGGCATTATTTAGCTGTTTTACAAATCTAACCATTAATGATGATATGAAATCCTACCAGCCAAACATAGATGCGCCAAATTTGACCAACCTTTTGTTTGATGTAAAACAACTTTATGACGAATTCCAAAAGAAAGAAACACAACAAGGTATCAATAGTGGTTTAGATTATGATATTCATTTTGATTTAGTGAGTTATGTTGTAGATTGGTGTTCGTGTAATAATCCTGCAGAATGTAGACAAATATTAGATAAACTAGCAAGAGATAAAGGAATTTTTTTAGGAGAATTTGTTAAAGCTTTGTTGAAAATAAACAATATTTCAGCAGAGATGGAAAAGGTCGCTGAAATTACAGGGGATATGGAGTTTTTAAGTAAGCTAAGAGATATATCTCAATTAACATTAAAATATGTAGTTACAAATCAATCCTTGTATGTGTAAAGTATTATAATATAGTATTTTTATAAGATGCTGAAAAAAAGAATAGGTAGTTTATTAACTATTGTATTATTTAATGTGGTATTCATTTTATTATTCTCATACATTTATTATTTGATGAGTCATGAATTAGAAGTGTTGGATGATAGAACAACCAAAGATGAAATAGAATTTATAGATTGTTTATTTACTTCCGTTACTATCCAATCTAGTGTTGGGTATTCACACCTGATACCAATCGATACTAATGTCAAAATGGTTATGATATTACACCAAATTCTCACTATATTTTTCCATATATTCTCAATAACTTATTTTATAGTTGTATAATTATATAATTGTAATACTTATTTACCTGATTATCAGTCATATTTTATGTATAATGATCTTCATTTTATTTGCATATAATATAATATTGGATAATATTATGTCACAAAATAAGGAACCATATGTTCATAAAACAACACCATATCCATCATTTAGTGATTTAGAAAATGCAAATACTAAAATAATTCAATTGATCAATTTGAAAAAAAATACAGAAGTATGGAATACTGAGAATAAAGAAAATAGTTATCATATATCTTCGTTTTGTGAGGACGATATACAGGATGAATTAATGGCGCCCGATTTAGACGCATCTGATGTGAACAGAGAACAAGGATATTCATCATATAGTTGCTGGATAAACAATAAATTATTGTCACTATACATTAGTTTATACCATTACACAATA